CAATACTTTTTGAAAAAAGTTTATAAATCTTTGAAGGTTCCGATTTCAAGACTTGAACCAGAAACTATGGCTACATTTGGTCGTACTTCTGAGATTACACGTGACGAACTTAAATTTGGTAAGTTCATTCGTCGTGTCCGTGCACGTTTTTCTAACCTGTTTAACATCATTTTGGAGAAACAACTTATCTTCAAAGGTGTCATGGGTCCAGAAGAGTTTGCGGAGATTAAAAACAAAATTCGTTATGACTTTGTCAAAGACAATTACTTTGAAGAACTTAAACAGTCAGAGATTATTCGTGAACGTATGACAACGCTTCGTGACGTTGAAGATCATGTTGGTGTTTATTATTCACGTCAATGGGTGGTTAAAAATATCCTTCAAATGTCTGAAGAAGAGTTCAAGGACGAACTTCAGGTAATTGAAGACGAAAAGGAAATCTTTGGTAACGCCGAAGACGAATTTGAATAGTAATAAATAAAACTACAACAAATTTAATAGGAACAGAACAATGAAATCTTTTAAGGACTTAGTATCAGAGGTTGCAATGCCAAATAACCCTGAAGAACTAAAGCATTGGAATCAACATACTGTTGAGGTCATTGACCATCCAGTAGCGGAACCAGAACAGTTTTCGGGTGACATTCCAGGCAAGTCAAGAATTAAACGACTTTCCGATTACGTTGCGGGTGAAGACGAAAAAGCGTATGACGTAGCATATAAAGAAGACGTTGATGTAGAAGACAATTCTGAAGATCTCCAAGAGAACCCTGCAGAAGAAGTTCCTATGATGAAACGTCAACTAGAATTCATTTGTTATGCTGCCGAGGAAATCATGGATTACCTTGAAATGGGCGGTGACCCAGAAGAATGGTATCAAAACAAACTTGCATATGCGTTCAGTCAAATGAAAACTCTACATGCATATGCAGAGGGATCGAAACGTATGAATGCGGGTTATAGAGATTCGGATGATTATGACTACTATGCTGCATCTTATGGTTACGGTGAATCGGTAGAGAGTGACGACTAATGGCTTGGGTTGTTGTGCCAGGCACTGGTGGAATTTGGGAGTATGACAACGCTGCAACTGGAGCGGATACTTACTCAGATACGCCTGGTACTATCAGTGGTGGAGTGAGAACTTACACTACGTCTGGTGCAAACCCAAGACAGACATATATTAAGTGTCGTAAAATTAGTCAACCCCCAAGTACTGGGGAACTAGACAAAACCTATTACGATGCACAATAGTTATAAATAAAAAGAAAATATTCGAGAGGAAACGAGAGCAATGAAACTGATCTCAGAAATCACAGAAGATATCGGTGTCTCTACCGAACTGAATGAAGAGACTGGTAAGAAGAGTTTCTTTATCGAAGGTATCTTTATGCAAGGTAACCTAAAGAACCGCAACGGACGTATCTATCCAAGTGAAGTTCTTGATAAAGAAATGAATCGTTATCAAAGAGAATTCATCGATACAAAACGTGCGCTTGGTGAACTAGGGCACCCAGATGGACCACAGATCAATGGAGATCGTGTGTCCCACCTTATTACTTCTATGCACAGAGAAGGTGACAACTTCCATGGTAAGGCGAAAATCCTTGGCACACCAATGGGAGAAATTGTAAAGACATTCATCGACGAAGGTGTTCGTTGTGGTGTATCCACACGTGGACTAGGTTCGGTGAAAAACAGAAATGGCGTAATGGAAGTCCAAAACGACTTTCATCTTGCAACAGTAGACATCGTTACAGACCCATCAGCGCCGAATGCGTTTGTAAATGGTATTATGGAAAATACTGAATTCTACTATGATGTTGCATCTGGAAATTGGATTGCTCAGCAACCAGTTGAGGAAGTAATTGAAGAAATTCAAGAAACCGTTGAAAAGCAATACAGAACTGTTACTAAACGTATTGACGAATCAATGGCAGCTAGAATGTTTGAAACATTTGTTAGTTCGTTAAGAAAATGAATTTTTTATAAATACTTTTTGTAATTAAGAAATCTTAATCAGATTAAGGAGAAAAACAATGGCAGATGAAAAGAAATTTGTGTCTGACGATGGTGTTTCAACAGCAGCTGCTGCAACTACACCAGAAGGCGGAAGCAATAAGAAAAGAAAAGCTGACCACGACAAAGGTGAGAAAACACCTGAAACTCTGAAAGCAGGTTATAAAGAAGAAGCACAAGTTGAAGCAGATGCGGAAGTTGTTGCAGAAGCAGAAGCACCTGAATCAGAAGAAGTGGAAGTTGTAGAAGAGATTGTCGTTGAAGAGTCTATCGCAGACATCTTTGAAGGCATGGATCTCTCAGAAGAATTCAAGAGCAAGGTAACAGTTGTTTTTGAAGCTGCAGTCACTGAAGCAGTTAAAGGTAAAGTGGAAAAGATCGAAGAAGAACTTAACACTAAACTAGAAACTGAATTGGCTGAAGCAATCGAATCTAAGGTTGGCGAGATGGTCGAGAACCTAGATGCATATCTTGATTATGTCGTTTCAGAATGGATGGAAGAAAATGAAGTCGCAATCGAAGCTGGTATTAAGGTAGAGATGGCGGAGTCTTTGATGGACGGTTTGAAAGATTTGTTCTCAGAACACAACATCAAAGTTGATGAAGAAACATATGACATCGTTTCTGATCTTGAAGAAGAGATGAAGTCTCTTGAAGAAAAGTCAAATGCTGTTGTCAACGAAAACATTGCGTTGACAAAAGAAGTGGCGGATCTGAAAGCAGGTGTAATCTTCGAAGAAATGACAAGTGAACTTAATATGTCACAACGTGAACGTCTGAAGACTCTTTCAGAAAATCTGGATTCATCTGATCTAGATGAATACAAAGAGAATCTGAAGACAATCAAAGAGTCATTCTTCAAAGAAACAAATGTTTCTATCAAAGAAGATGTTGTTGACGAGGAAGACGAAGTAGTGATCGAAGAGGAAGTGGTTGTAAAACCTGTATCCGAACATTCTTCAATCAATGCTCTTGTTGAGGCGCTCAACTCAAGAAAATCTAGATAATTTAAACTGAAAAAATAAAAATTTATAAATACATTCAGTAATTAAAATAACACTAAGGAGATAGAAAAAATGACTGAGTCAAACTATCAAAAACTTGTGGAAAAGTGGGGCCCAATTCTTGAGCACGAATCTTTTTCACCAATCGCAGATCAGCACCGTAAACAGGTAACTGCATCTATTCTTGAAAACACGGAGCAAGCGCTTCGTCAAGAAGGTGACGCATCGGTTAACATGTCGTCGCTGCTTTCTGAAGCACCTGCAAACGCAACAGGTGGTTCAATCGACAACTACGATCCAGTGTTGATTTCACTGATTCGCCGTTCTATGCCAAACCTAATCGCATATGACGTTGCAGGCGTTCAGCCAATGACTGGACCAACTGGTCTGATCTTCGCAATGCGTTCACGTCAGACTTCACAAGCGGGTACAGAAGTATTCTACAATGAAGCAGACACTACATTCTCTGGTGCAGGTACTGACACTGGTGATATGGGTGACGCAGTACCTAACACATCTGTATTCGATACAGGTACAGGTATGACAACTGCTGCAGGTGAAGCACTAGGTGACGGTAACGGAACCAACTTTGCAGAGATGGCGTTCTCAATCGAGAAAGTAACTGTTGCTGCGAAAACACGTGCGTTGAAAGCAGAATACACAACTGAACTTGCACAGGACCTTAAAGCGGTACACGGTCTAGACGCAGAAACAGAACTTGCAAACATCCTGCAGTCTGAAATTCTGACAGAGATCAACCGTGAAGTAGTTCGTACAATCTACGCAACTGCTGTAGGTGGTGCAACTGGTACTGCTTCTTCTGGTATCTTCGATCTTGACGTAGACGCAAATGGTCGTTGGTCAGTTGAGAAGTTCAAAGGTCTGATGTTCCAGATCGAACAAGAAGCAAACGCTATCGCAATCGAAACACGCCGTGGTAAAGGTAACATCGTTATCTGTTCTTCTGACGTTGCTTCTGCATTGCAAATGGCTGGTGTACTTGATTACACACCTGCTCTTAACAGCAACTCTCTTGAAGTTGACGCAACTGGTAACACATTCGCAGGTGTTCTTAACGGACGCTACAGAGTGTACATCGATCCATATGCAGGATCTAACTACCTTGTTGTGGGTTACAAAGGTTCTTCTGCGTTCGACGCAGGTCTGTTCTACTGCCCATACGTACCACTACAGATGGTTCGTGCGGTTGGGGAAAACAGCTTCCAGCCAAAAATCGGGTTCAAAACTCGTTACGGCATGGTATCGAACCCATTCGCAGATGGTACTGCTGCAACAACTCAGGGTGCTCTTACACAGAACACCAACAAGTACTACAGAAGAGTTCGTGTATCGAACCTATTCTAATAATAAAAAGAAGGGCGGATCAACCGCCCCACTTTACTACAAACTGGGAGATCTTCGGATCTCCCTTTTTTTATTTCTGTTTCTCTCCACAATGTGCACAGTAAACCTTTTTAGGTTGCCAGTCATCCATACTTGCGATACTCCACCACCCTTTACATGACTGACATACAAAGTGCCAAATAGTTTCTTTATCTACATTCATTCTTCTACCTCTCTTGAAAGAATAAAAGATCCCTCTGGTGAGTCCATAGAGGTAATCAACTCTTCCCATTGACTGGGACTTATAGATATCACTTCAAACCTGTTTAACTCTTCATTCCATTGTCTGAGAAAAACAATATCATCAAACGCATTAACAACCATATCTTCGTGATTTGCTTCTTCGTCGACAAGGGTGATACAAACTTCATCGTGATCAAATTCAACGGTAAAAATTTTCTTGTTCCTTTCTCCATCGACAATATCCATGAACCCATCCAATTTCATATGCAGTATATGCAACAATGAAACCTATGCCTGGGATTGTAAATGCAGTGATCAAAAGAAGTTCTGCAAACATAAAAACGACAATATAATCATACCATCTGATCATGCACTCTCTTTCTCTGGTTCTGGGATATCACTTGCGGGTAGACAAACTACTGCAATGATCTCGTCATTGAACCCTGCTTTTGCAATCACCTCTATCGCAAGACGATTAGAGTTCGCAGGATCGTTTACATAATCCACGCATTCATGTCTCACATCAAAATCTAAAGTCTTAACTGCGAAGGGTTCCATCGTAGCCATGAAGAAAACAATAAACCACATCAGTCTTTAATCCTAACCAAAGGTTTATTATTAATTGCATCGTGGTAATCACCAGATTTATAATAGTCACGTGAAGATTCTTCTTTTGTAAGAATACCATCTTTCATACGATACGTGATGATTTCACGACGAATGACACCATCGGTGTCTGCGTCGAATGCTGCTTTAAATGGTCCGTCTGTCATTCATGAGTTACTCTCTATTTGATTTTCTGGTCCAATCAGAACTTGTTCTGCAAATTCCATAAACTCTTCGTTCTTTGCAGCTTCTTCTACTAAATTTGAAGCATGAAAAATCTTTGCGAGACGATTGAAATCTCTTTTAGGGATGCCCAAGTCATCGAGCATCTTTTGTGCAATATCTTTTTGGAGGTCTTTCTGTGCTTCAATTTGATAGAAAGAGTCTGACATTTCTTTCAGTGCTTTTTTAATCTCTTTACGATCCGCACTGGTGATCGTTGATGGTAGATCACTCATAATATTTATCTCCTTTTCTTACCTTCTACCCCAAAATTCTATGGGTGCAATCTGCGGTGTTTTGTCAAACAAGTACCAACAACAGTTATCTTTACCTGTCATCTTACTGTCTTCGATCCATTTTACTCTACCAATACTAACAATCTTCTTAAGTCTTGATAGATATGGTGCAGACTGTTTAGTGTGTACCCAGTCTGCGTCGAACAATAACCACGTTGGAGCCATGTCCGAAAAATGATTAATCATGGGATGAAGTATCTTTCGATCCCATGGTGGATTTGTGATGATGTATTTTGATTTTACTTGTTCTAATGAAAACGCATCACACTCTGAAACTCTATTGTCATGAGGTTCAATATCATATGCTGCCGTGCATAGACCACCATTCTTTTCTAAGTGATCTATAAGTCTTCCATCCCCCGCACAAGGTTCTGTGAATGTGTACCAATCCCCAAGGTGTGGAAATAGTGGTTCTACTGCAGCATAAGGTGTTGGATAGAAGTCACGTGGAAGTCTTTCGAAGTCACTTCTTTTCCCCATCAATAATACTCATTCAGTTCTATTGCAGTGGGATCTGGTTCCATTTGTTCTGAGTGAACATCATGCCAAACACTACGATTACTCGCACCATGTGCTTTTACAAATTCTTCTTCTGTCATGTCGTATGCATCTTCCTGCATTTCCATGACCCACTGACCTACCTTAGACATCTAGTTGATCCTCTTTGATTTGTTCTACGCATTCATGAATTAAATCGTATTGCGCATCGCCGATAATTTCCCACATTTCTTCGTAGAAGATATCACGGCATTCGTCATCTGCCCAATCATCTTCATCTTCGTCCCAAGACTCTTCAGTTAGGTTCTCTGATTCCATAATCACACGATCACGTAGTTCTTCATAGTCGTCTTCGAAACCATCATAAATTTGAGATCCTTCGTATACTGAAACACCAAAGAAGTTTGGACCCTCGTCTTCATAAGTGATAGACGAAATAATATTTGGATCGTGTTCTTCTAAAATTTCTAGTAGTTTGACAAGACCCATTTCTGGAGCAGACCATGCTGCCTCACCATTGAAGTATGGTTCGTTGCCTTCTACATCATAATCTTCAATATAACTCCATTTAGGACCAATGTGTTCTAATGTCCAAGCATACTTTTCTGTCTCTTCATATGTCAAGTCACCCTCAACAAAGATATCAGAGAACCAACGATAGTTCCCATCTTCACGAATACGTCCAAACATCTCTTTGAGTTTTGCACGAGCTTCATCGTTGATTTGATGAAAGTTTACTGCAAAGTGTACGTGATTTGCCATTCTATATCTCCTATTCGATTTCGTAAGGTTCGGTGTCTTCAATCTTTTGTGCCCGAACAAATTCATATTCTTCGTCGAACGCAACCTTTTTCTTACGAAGTACTAAACCATTGTCTGAGTATTCTACCACAAGTTCATCCCCAATGTCAAGCCCCATCTGAACTAAAATCGCACGTGGGATATTCATGAGAACGTTTTCTGGATCATCTTCAATATCTTCAAACAGATTGTCTGCAGGATAATCACGAATTTTTACATTCATGATTGGACCAGTTCCGATGTGGAAAACATTTTCTGGATCGGCTGTATGATACTCATCATCAAAGACAGAAAAAATGGTGACGCTGTCTTCGGTAACCTCTGTGACATTACCACAACAACCTTCCCATTCACGTGCGAACAGATCATCTTCTTCCCACACGTATACTTTATCGCCAACACTAAACATCATGCAGCCTTCTTTTCTTTCTTTTTTTCTTCTGCCTCTTCACGCTCTTGGCGTTTTTTGAGTTCTTCAACGAGTTCAGAGAATGACATAGTCATAGTCCAAGGATCCTTCCTGCATCACTTGTGATTTTGTTACCAGAACGAAGCCAGTCTTCACACTGTTCAAAATAGAAGGCACTATCTTCTTTACCCTCACGTTCTAGAACTTCTTTTGCAGACTTGAAGAAGGTGACAAGAGTCATTTCATCGACTTTACCACCATCACTCATTGCTGCAGGTTTCCACTTACCGCCACGTTGGTTGCTCATTTGACACTCCTTTTAGATTTGGTTGGAATTCTAAAATTTCGTAGATTGTTTTATCAAGGCGTTGACCAAAAAGATATGCTTCTGCGTCAACTTTGCGGGAACAGATGGCCACAGTCTGGCCACCTTTTATCTTAACAACATACATTACGCCGCAACCGCCTCTAAGTTATCGTCAACGTATGTACGTTTATCACCCTCAATTTTCATGACACATCCCCCTTCAGAGACATTGTCAATCCAACCAATGAACTTACCTACAAGGTGTTCAAAATCAGAGTTGGTGGTGCGGTTAAGTAAGTAACCACGTTTCAAGTAGTACTTACCACTCTTAGGAGAGCGACGAACAACAGGGTCCAAGTAGAGGACACCGTCATCATACTCACGTTGAGACTTGACGTACCAAGACTCCCAATCTTCTGACTCCTCATGAATGTCTAGGATGTGTTCCCACTCATCAGAAATCATAGAGGCGATTGCTTCCGCCTCTTCCATGGTGTCGACTTCACAACAGATGGAACGTCCACCTTTTGCTTTGATGCGTGTGCCGTAGTCTTCATAACACTGAGTTTCAATAACAAACATTATACTAGCTCCTCAAAACCAACCATTGATACTTTGTACTTCGTAGTTCCCAACAACATGTGGTCACCCATTGATGTCGAACGCAAACCGTATGTCTGACCATCGACAACAGGAAGTTCACCGACAACAGTAACATCATCGTTACCATCTTCTTCCATCTTCAAAGACCATGAGTCCATGATGTTCTGCGTCCAACGATACGCATATTCTAGTGCGGAAGTACCTGTGCGATCACCAACTTCTACCAACGCAACAGTGCGTGGTGTGTCTTCGAAAGCGGTGTGGATTACTGCAACTTGTGTCATGATATATCTCTCTCTTGATTACTTACATATTCTACAACATTTCGGAGGGAATGTCAACCCCTTTTTTGAATTAATTACGAATTAATTTTGATACCCCCTTGTGGGAAGACAAGACCAAACTTATCGATCATAATGTCACGTACTTTCTCACGATCAAGTGAGTCACCACAGAAAGACATTGAAGATTCTGGATCTGTACCAACTTGATCGATGTACTGTTTTGTAGCTTCGATGATCTGTGTGGGTGTTGCACCCATATCATAGATCCCGCCAGGACCATAGAAGTCTTGTACATAGACAAGGAAGTCTGCTACGCCTGATACGATTTTTTCAACTGAATTGGTCATGATGTTTCTTTCTCTCTTGTTACATACTTAATATAGTGCATCTCATAGGAAATGTCAAGCGTTTTTTTGAAATTATTTCAAAAAAATTAATTTCATTGCTTCATCCCAAAGGTTCTTCGCACCATTATAATGATCGAAACCGTACTCATCTGCAAAGTCCATACTACTAGTGAAGTAGACATCATAATTTTGAGCTTTGTGAGTCATAAGAATATTCGCAAGACCTTTCGCAGTCTTTGCACCACCTACGATGTTATCAACACCTTTGTACACTTTAACAAAACCGTTTTCTGCACTGATGAACATTTTCATAACTGATTCCTTTTCTCTTTCTTACACTATTAATATAATCATTATTTGAAAAATGTCAAGTGTTTTTTGAAAAAAAATTAAATTTTTTTATGTTGTCAAATTGTTGATTTGCGAACTTTGTCAAATTTTAGTTGTTGTCAAATTTTTGACAAGATATGTGCTTATATAAATAGAACGAATTGTGCTTTAAATTATCTAAAGTGGAGAGGTTTATGTTTAGATATTTGTTTCTGTGTATGTTGTTATTGGTGGGTTTTGCCTCGCCTACACTTGCACAAGATGCTGCTGATTGTCCAGAAGGTTACATATGTACTAGAGCCGATACTGACAGCACTGTTACTACAAATGGTAACATGAACACTAAAATTGAACAACCACCCCCTTCTGCAATTTCGCCATCTTTTAGCGCAGGTAATAATAGTGACTTATGTACTATCGGTGTTGCAGGAGCAGTACAAACACAGATCCTTGGTATATCTGCAGGTGGAACATTTACTGAGGAAAATTGTCAAAGACTGAAAAATGCTAAAGTACTGTATGATATGGGTATGAAGGTTGCAGCAGTTTCTGTTATGTGTCAAGACGAAAAAGTATTTGATGCAATGATGCACGCTGGCACTCCATGTCCATATAATGGAACTATTGGTGATGCGGCGAAACTAGGATGGGAATCTCATGTCGAAGAGACACAAAAAGAATTGGATGGAATGGGGCCGTTATTCGAGTCACCTCAACAAGCTGCTCCTGTCATTGGTGGTGGTTTGTTGGCCCTCTTACTCTTCCTCTGAAAGTATTGCACCATATTACGGATACACGGGCAACGCTGCAGCAGACAACGCACTTAAGTGGTCAATGGGAGATATCTTACCAGAACCGCCAGGCGTCTATATAGATAACGTTCTATATCAGTATAGGATAGACAAAGAAACGGACGATACAGTTACTGTGTATGTCTACAACGAGAATGCAGACGGAACTGGTTATATCTTCAGAGACAAAGAAGATTGGAAACCAGGCAGTCTTGCGGGAACACAGGTAACAAAGATCGTACCATTAGGAAGGTTACATAGGGATGTATTCGGAGACGGAGGAATCGACGTTGAAGGAGATGGATCTGTTTATGATGCTAATGTGGTTTATACTTATAGAGTAGAACCATGTTATGATCCACAATTCGATCCGAATTGTCCTGGCTATGAAGTTCAGATTCCAGATATCTATAATGGATCTGATATTGTAATTTATGATGCTATAGAATCTGGTGACGCAGACCGTGAACAATATGCAGAAAATGATGAGGAATCCTCAGAAGATGAACTAACTGAAGAAGAAAAAATGAAGTTAGAAGAGGAAGAAGAGGAAGATCGCAAAAACAGGTTAGAACAAGCTTTGTTCGAAGCAGGACGTGCGGCATTATTTGCAGAAGCACTTGCAATGTCTCAACTTAAAGACTCCGTACAAGTTAATCTGAATTCATATTATGTAAAAAAAATTGATGGCGGAGTATACAATGACACAGTCGTATTGAATGATAAACAATTACCTGAGAACAAACGTGGTTTAAGAAATGGACTGGCACAACAATTGTTGCATCAACAAATGGTTGATTCGCAATATAATTAAAACAAAAACAGGGAGCAACCATGTTTAAAAAATTACCTATCTTCGTAGCTGGAGCGTTAATGAGTTCGGTAATCTCTGCAAGCGCAAACGAAACTCCGATTAACGGTACAGTACAATCTCGTTGTATAATTACAACGGATACTGCAGGTACATACGCTAACCCCAATGCATACACTCTTACAACGTCTCCTACAGACGGTGGTGAACATGCTAGGATCCGTGTAGATGTGTCACTTGCAGATGCATACTATGTTGAAATTACACCCCCAACCGAATTTTCATCTGCACCTACTTTGCCAGATATAGTCACATGGACTGGGGATACAGAAGTGGATACTGTTTCAGATGCAACTGGAATGGGATCATATGAATCAAACAAAGTTGAACTAGGTCTAACAGATCGTTATGATATGACTGCAACTGGTTCCACTTGGTTTAAAACATCTTCGTCTGCAACTATGGGTGGGTCAAAAGCTTTCCCAGGCGGTAACTATACTGCACTAGTATCAGCGGAGTGTATTGCACAATAATATAATTATCATGAAACATTATGCACACGTAATTGCGACTATATTCGCCTTTTTAATATTCGGATTATTTTCGAGTATTGCACACTCACATGAGATGGTTCCAACATATCCAAAGTTGGTGCCGTCTATCATGGGAGAGAACCTAGTCACAACTACTATGACAATGTTCAATAAAAGACCAGAAGTAGAATTTTACGAGTTCGCTGTTTTCGATAAAGACTGGTCTCCAATTCCATTCGTATCTAAATATAAGATATGGAAGATACCGTATTTAAGTACGGTAACTGTGGAAATTTATATGCATAGAAGTGTAGCTAAGGACGCATTATATATTTGTTCTCGTTCTAAGTTACGCAAAATAGATTTAACTAGAACAGCAGTTTCATCAAGAATCTGTTCTAAAATTGTTGAGAAGTGAGTAATACTATGAGAACGTTTGCTATGGCAATATGCCTTTCTTTGATTGGCGCACATGTACATGCGGAATCTAGTTCTTTAAACCTATCCTTGCCAGGCATGGGTAGTACTTATGGATCTGACAGTATTCGCACACAAGATGGAGTTAATTGTGAAAACTCTATTGGTGGTGCGACAAATCTAGAATTCGGTTTGACTGGAATAATTGATAATGCACAAAGTCCTTTTGATAGAAATAATGGTTTTGATTCAAGTAGGGATATTGGCGTTTATGCAAGGATAACAATTCCTTTAGACAAACCAAAACAACGTATTAATTGTAACACCCTATATGAATTAGAACTGAGAAAGAAAAGACTAGAAGTTTTGAAACTCCAAGAAGAATTAAATGCTTTGAGAAGATTGAATGCTCAGCAACCAGTTGAGGAACAGTTCGAAAATTAGGGAGTAAAAATTAAATGTCTGTATGTCACAAAATGGCAAAACTTGCCGCACTTGCATACTTCGACGGTAAAGAGGCGAAAGAAGCGGTCAAGTCTCTGGGATACACATATCATAAATTCTTTGAACATAATGGTGCGCAATGTCATGTCGCATACAACAAAAAAGAATATGTTATTGCATTTAGAGGCACAGAACCAGACGAACTATCGGATGTACTCGCAGACTTAAATGCATGGCCTGCAGGTGCAATGACCCATGGTTTGGTTCATTCAGGTTTTAAAGGAGAGACAGATAAAATCTGGGCGGCTCTTTTAAGACACTATAAAGAATTCGCAAAAAATAAAAAAGTATATATCACAGGTCACTCACTTGGTGGGGCGATGGCAACTATCGCATGTTCACGTTTAGAAGAGATTGGTAAGATTGAACAGTTGACCACATTTGGATCTCCAAGAGTTGGGACACGCAAGTTTGTGAAAAACATTGCGACACCACATATGAGATTCGTAAACAATAACGACATAGTTACAAAAGTTCCCTTGTTGTTGATGGGATATAAACATCATGGGAAATTGCAGTATATCAACTTCTATGGGAATGTGCGTAAACTAACTACGTGGCAAATGATTAAAGATCGTTGGCGTGGTTACAAGTCTGGTGTTCTTGATGGTGCATTGGACCACGGAATGCAGAACTATGTAGAATTCACTAAGAAGTTGGATTATTAGTATGTGGGAAATGATACACAGAATGTTCGGTGATACGTTGTGGATTTACACAGCGATTGCCGGATCTTTAATTGGTGCAGCATTTCTTGCTTGGTTTAGAAATACACACGCAGCCTTATGGTTGATGAGTTTATTTGATAGATCTATGGATCACTTAGTTGATCGTTTTGGATGGGACTTCCTGCAGGATGATCCCATGGCGTGGCGAAAGCGATATCCAAAAGTAACATCAAAGATCGACGAGTTAGAAACTCGTATCAAGGAACTCGAAACATGGCAGAAAAAGACCTCGGCGAACTCACCGAAAACTTCGAAGAAGAAGTAGAGAATCTTAAGAACACCAAAATGAAGTTGTTCGGGATCACTATGACCCCGACAACCATTGGTGCAGCCTTCGCAATAGTAAGTGCGATAGGTGGATCTCTCTATGGGGGATTTGAAGTATATAAAGACTACATGGACATGAAAGAGATTGTTCAGAATATTGACGTTGATGAAATTCAAACTCGCAACAACGAGATTGAAGTATTGGTAGGTAACGCAAAAGCAGAACTTGAAGTTCGCATTAATTCAATTCAAAAACAAATTGATGATCTAGAAAAACGTGTCCGTGAAAACAAAGTGGATACGAGGGATCAACTCAACCAAATGGACTCTCAAGTTCGTAGGGTTGAAAAACTTGTGCGTGATACTGAAGCAGACGTGAGACAAATCATTCAGAACGCAGAAGAACGTTTTGACAATAAACGTGACGCACTACAAAACCAGTATGATAATAAAGCGTCTGCGCTAAGAGAATCTAATGATAGTCGTATGACTGATTTAGAAGATAAAGTCGAAAGAGACTTAAACGAACTAGAACAAAACCTTAACTCAAAACTACAGAGGGCGCTAGATAATCCTCTAGCGAATTAAAAATGGAATGGAAAAAGGTTGAAGAATACTGGGCGTTCGATACAACACCAGAAGAGTTGAATGAAAAGGGTATTATTTTCATTCCTCATAGGGGGTTTAAGAATAAAGCAACAGAAGAAAAAAGAGAGAAGGTATGGAGACCACACCTTCTCAATAAAGATTCAACGAATACTTAACTGTGAGTTACTATGAGGGTGAGACTTGTTTAGATCACCTTCAACCCACACGTTGAACGCAAGACAGAATCGAGAATGTTCTGATCTCGAATCTGAAACCATATGAGCCGTCTTTGATGGAAACATAACTAAGTCGCCTTCTCTTGGCGTAAATCCCATTATGTCTTGGTTGATCATGTTGTCTTCTTCGAAGTCAAACGCAAACATGTTACCACACCAGTTGTGATAGTTTATGAACATCAAATCGCCTGAGTCTTCGTCACACTGTAGGTATAAGATACCAGAGAACAGACTATTCGAATGCCAATGAATCCCAGAGTGATCCCCCTTAACGTGTTTCATTACCCAACTGTTTTGAATTTTAAATTTATAATGTTTTTTGAATTTCCAATTATTAAAACACATATCTTCAATTTGTTTTTCGATCATGGGTTTTAAGACTGAGAAATCTTCATCTAAGACCCATGGACTTACAGATGCATATCCATCATCTGTCCTAAGACGATAAAACTCCATATCTCTTAAGATTGGATTGATAACTGATTTATCTAATTGACAACTATGTTTATAAAGCGGGGTTGGGAAAGCGGTATAGATACTACCCATTCGAGCGTCCTTTCAACAGTGCGTGAATAAGTTTTGCTTCTTTACCTTTGATCCCTTCTTTACGGATCTGTTTTTCAACTGCATCTTTATTGTAATTCATACTTTCCTCACTACTTCTTTCCATCCAGACTGTCGATGAAGTGAACCAACCATTGCATGGTTACGATATTCATTGACAGCGTATATCATACACGATCTGACACGATTGTCAATCTCTAAGACCTCTTTTGCATAAGAGAATGCTTCTTCAAATGTGAGGATCTCAGGCATCGCCCTCGACCCCTTCTGAGGCGTGAATGCAATCACAGAATATGATGTTGGGTTATCGACTATACCCTGTTCCCATACGTCTGCATCTCTCATTATTCTACCCACACATGATAAAAACGCTTGGGAAGATTTTCACAAGAATACTCATCTCCCTGTGCATAGTTTAGAACCTGCACACAGTCACCTGTAGAGTAACTAAACCAGACATCTGGTAGTTCCATTGCGGTGAGAAATGCGTAGGTTCCAAACCCACACATTGCTGCAACCATCAAACCTGTTATAAGTGTTCCAAATTTCATCATGTACCTCTTAACGCAAATACTCAGGACCAGTCCAACGAATGGTGTAGTCACCAAAGATGTTACCACGAGCGGCATTACGAGTAGGTGTCGCCCAACCCGCAGGTTTCAGAATGTCACCGACTTGGAACTTCTTGTCTTCACCTTTCACGATGAAACCCCAAACACTGCCACCGCTAAGGATTTTGATGTACTTACGACCTTCTTGAAAAGACAAACCGTTCTCAAATCTTTCAATCATGAAGTCTTGCCAACTACCTTTGCGGTAATCGTCTTTGATTGCAATCATAAGTTTTTCAATCGCTTGGTTCATGTTCATAGTAGATCTCTCTTTCTCATCACGTTACATATATAATATAATGCTTCTACAAGAGAAAGTCAAGCCTTTTTTGAAAAAAAATGAATTTTTTTGTTGTGAAAAAACAACGACTTATGATTTTTTTAAATAATATTTCTTATAAAGATGTACTATCCCTGTCAATTCGGGGTGTTTGTGTATCCACTGACCAGTGGATGGGTTGAACTCTTCCTTAAAGAACTTGTCCATCTTTGCGTTGCCTGTCTCTATAGAGGGATCTACCTGTAGACACAACGCATCAAACTCCCCATCGGATATAAGTGATTCGTTGCACATTTCATATGCATAAGCGAACACACTAAGTCGAATGCGGAGTCTGATTTGTTTTGAAATCAATTCCTGATCATTTTCTAAGAAATCGTCAAGGTTCATGTTACCAGTCTGGAGCGGTGTAGTCTTTCTCTTTTTTGTAGTAAGCAAAACCATCTAGACCAAATGCAGGACAAACCATAATACCTTCTGGCAGTCCCAAACTATCTTTCTCACCAGTTTCACCACAGATAAAGTAAACACCCTCATACTTTTCTGCATTAGCGTGTAACACGATCTTCTTTAACTTGTCAAAGAGTTTCTTTTCATCGTCACTAATGACATGCATGATGGGTTCACCATTCTCAGTTTCGATTGCCATGTTAAACTTCTCTCAAATACTCAACAACTTTACAATTACTTGCACCATGGTTTCGCCAGATAGCTGCGGCACGTTCCGCACGTTCTTTACTTTCATAAATCACTGGATGAAGATCCCAACAATTTCCACCTTTATCTTCCGTAACATAAATCCAGTCACTCTCACCCAATTTCATCATCAATGCGTACTTCATAGAACTCCCCATTTGCAAGTTTATAGTAACTAATATCGCCGTTCCACTGTAGGTCATGTCGTCCACCACTAATCCAGTTTCCATTATCGAATGACTGGTAATCGATGGTGTTTGCAGAATAGACCAAATCCCCATTATCATTTTCTACCATACCAAAGAGATAGTTTTCAACTTCATCTGCATTACACACATGTCCGTTTCCGCCTTCATCTCTATAAAAACCAAAGTATTGATTTCCATATGCTTCATGACGTGGCCATTGAACAAACACATCACAATAAACGTATTCGCTCGTTTCTATTTGATACACATCTGTAGTGCAAACATAGTTAACAGTTCTAATTCCGTTATGGAAATAATCAATCACTGACTGTGTATTTGCGACTGGGTTATGAATAATTGACATTTGTTCTCCTTACATGAATTGGTCAAGAGTACCTTGTTCCATCTTCGCTTTCATGTCTCTCCATTTCGTACTACGACCAGAAGATTTTGTTGTTGTCGTTTTTGGTTTGGATTTGGGTTTGGGTTTGGATTTTGATTTAGTGGTCTTACGAGGTTTACGTGTTTTCTTCTTTTTAGCTTTTTCTTCTTCTGCCTCTAACCGTGCAAGTTCTAATTCACGTTCTTCACGTTCTTTTTTTCTTTCTTCTGCACGTTGTTCTGCGAGTAACTTTTCTTCTTCTCGACGTTTCTCCATCTCTGCGAGGATTTTTTTCTCTTCACGTGCAGCTGCACGTTTTTGTTTTGTCTGTTCTTTTTTCCATTTCTCGTCAAGCAAATCCCAAGTTTTTTGAGTAGTCTTTTTCAAACGAGTTGACAATTTTTTGTCTTCTTGACCACGTTTCCAGAGTGATATGCACTTCTCCCACATCTCTTCTGTATCGTTATATCTGCAGTCATATAAGACGTGCCAGTCCCACGTCATAGTAGAAAAGGTTAGTATGTTCCTTCCATTCTTAAGCGGGACTGTGATAGCGTATAATGCGCCTCCTGAGTGTTCTAGTATTTGATCTATCAAAGATCGATCAAACTTTTCTCTTGTATCAGTCTGTGCTGTTCTTTTGTTCATATACCAAATCTCTCACATCATGTTGTGGTATCCATCCCAACTCTCTTAAGTTGGTAATGTCTGCGCAAGTAAACTCTCGTTCATTTGGTGTTGATAATCTGACTGGAAGATTTCTATCTTTGACTAGTTCAGAAATTTTCACTGGATCCCCAGTGCCTATGTCAGTAACACCACCGATTTCGTTATCGATCAAAACTTCTATTGCATCACATAGATCATCTATATGTATGAAATCTCGTCTATGTGTCGTCACATATTCTAGTTCATCATCGAACAGTTTTTGAAGGAACATTCCATTTCGTGGTTTATCAGAATAAACTGTATGAAATCGCATTCCAAGATTGTTTGGATGTTTGGTTGCAGCTTCTTCTATGATAAATTTACTCGCTGCATAAGGGTTCAGTTCTGGTTCGTACATACTGGAAGAACTCGCATAAAGGATTCGTGTGCGAGTGTATCGTTCAAATATTCTTTTTGAAACTTCGACGTTGTTGCGCCAGTATGCCGATGGATCTTCAATACTTTCACGGACCCCAGATTTACCTGCAAGGTGAATAATAAGATCCATACCTGATGGTAATTCGCAGTTCAAAAGATCTTGCGAATTGTTGATACCATCCCGATCCCAACCTTCTTTTAGGTCAATACCAATCACTTCCATCTCTCTGTCGATCAGACGTTGATGCAAGTGAGAACCAATAAAACCTTTATGTCCTGTAAGTAATACTCTCATTGAAAATCCTTGAATTGGTCTTGGTGGCAGGATTCGAACCTGCGATCTTCTGGTCCCAAACCAGACGCCTTACCAGACTAGGCCACACCAAGATTGGCACAGGTGGTGAGATTCGAACTCACTTAGCTTACGCACTGGTTTTGGAGACCAGCCTACCTCTCCAACTGTAGCGCACCCGCAATATTGAGTGGGGGTTACCCCCCACTTTTATGCTGCTTCTGCAAACTCCAATGCAGTGTTCAATGCGTCAACTTTACGTTTTGCGTTGACACCAAACCATGCAGAAGTCATACGAGTGTCTGCAGAACGACCCAACTCGTGGTCTGTCATGTAGGTTACTGCATTGTATGCATTCCACCATGTGCCAGGACGGAACTCGTTGCCAGGCTGGGTCTCTACGACTTCCAATGCACGTTGTGCAGTACGAGAAAGTTCTTTACCTTCTTTGGTAGACTCACCGAAAACCTTCTTCAAGAAGTTCTGAAGTTCTTGTTTCTGGTAGTTCTTTGAACCAAGGAACTCTGCAGCTTCTTTGAAACGTTCTACTTTATTGTGTCCAATACCAAGAGTCTGTTTTACCAGATCCGCATTGAACTGAGAACGGTGATTGATGCGAACGCCAGGCATACCCTTTTCGTTCAACGCCACAGTCAATGTGTTGTTGCAGACAACACGTTCCATAACGAACTTGATGTCGATTGCTTTACCGTACTGGTGTGGGTTAGAGAAAAGAAGATAACCCTTCACTTCGTCTCCACCAAACAGTGAGAAACCATCACGTACATCTGCAAGTGCCCAGACGATCTGACCGCCTTTGAGTGAACCTGCAGTATCCATGATCATATCACCATTGGATACAAACTCTGTGAAGAATTCGAACGCCTCTGCGTTCTGTACTGGATTCCAGCCTGGTCCTACTTGGGTAAGAATCTTACCGTCTGTGGAACGGACAAGTGCTTGTTGACCAGTTGCGTGATTGTCGCCTTTGTAGCGATAGAATGTGTCGACCTTCTCGACTTCCCAATCTAGACCTGCCGCCTCCATCATCATCTGAGGTGTCATGAAGTCATGAACTGGGGTTCCTAGACCGTGCCAAGGGCGACCTTTTGATTCACGGTACGCCATCTGTGCTTGACCATTTACGATCTCTAATTCGTGTGCCATAATGATTCTCCTATCAGGATGTTTAACTCAATTTACACGTATACTATATATGATTTGAAAACAAAAGTCAAGCACTTTTTTAAAATAATTGTATTTTTTTTTAATGTGGGTATTTTGAGGGGATGTCAAGTCCATCTAACATGTCAAAAGTCATGTGTCCTAAATCAGACTTTATCAAATCGACGACATCTGGGTAAAGACTTGCGGTTTGCACTGGTGCCGTTTTCAGTCTAAGTTTTTTGGCAGTAGGCCCAAAAGAGTCGAGAATAAACCTTCGTGCTTCTTCTCTTGTCTCAAACGAACAGGCTCTTGGAACTGAGAAGGGATTGTCTTTTGCAAACAGTGCAAACGATCTATCCAAATCATAAGGTGGGATGTATTCGTCTTCTCCTAAAAACTCTTCTTCTATTTTTTGTTTGAAATCTGCCATAGTATATGTACCCAAGAAAATACCATTCTCGTCGTCGACAATCACATATCTTGTTTGTCGTTTGGGTAATTCGATCATATGTTCTCCGATTAATAGGATATCATCAATATTCTTTGTAGTGACCAAGTTCTTCATTTTCAATATATCCCGCCCTATATGCTTCAATTTCTTCCTCAGTCATTTGCTCTTTTTCAACACGTTTAGACTGATAGGTTGCGCCTTCATAGAAGTGTGGATCAAACCCACGTCGATAGTAACTATCTGCGCTACCCCTATCAAATGGTCCGCCGTGTCTTTCGTCATACTTCAACATTGTCTTCCTTATATTTTACCGATCCAATGTGTACAGTCGTCACACGGATCATCCCATCGTTCTGGGACCTCATCTTTCGTAGAGTTCTCCATAGCTTTCCCTTACCGCTTTGAAGTGTTTCAAGTAATCGTATGTATCGATCTTGAACACGAGTGGTTCGGAGTCATCCACAGACATCACGATCACACCTTGTTTAACTGGGATACCAGTCCTTTCATAAAACGCCGCAGCGTAAAAACTCATTTGCATAAAGTAATTTAGAATGTCTTTTTCTTTCTTTACACGCTTAGAAGTCTTAAAGTCGATGATGGATAGTTCTCCATCCCACTCTGCAATGCAGTCTACTTGTCCTGCGCACTTCAAAATGTCACTGTAAAGAAATGCTTCTTGAAACCAAACATTGTCTAGATTTTTATCAAGAAGTGTTTTAAGTGTGTTGAAAGTCATAATGTTGGCGGGCATGTGTTTTGCAGTGTACTCTGGGACATTGTCGATATAGTCCTCACAGAGTTTGTGAACTGCAGTCCCACGTTTGCTCGCTTGACTCGAAATCTTATTTGCTTCTGCATCCCCCACACGTTTTCTCCATGCGAGGATTGCTTCTTTATTTAGTATAGAAAGAACAGTAGTGACGGAAGGGTAGGCATTGCCTTCGGGAGTGAAGTACTTCCGTCCCTTCTCTGTC